TTAATGATCCATTATCACAAACAAGTGAAGATACAGATGGAAATGGAGATATACAGACGATACAAGCTAGTGTATTTATGCCAGGAACTGATAAATTACGTAGACAATTAAATGGACCTTTATATGGAGGTATAAGAAAAAATAGTGTATCAGAAATTTTCGAAGGCCAACTTAGACCTTTAGCTTATAATACTAATGATTATAAAAATCATTTTTTAAATATGGGTCTTAATACATTTGGTATAACTGGAATATATGATATCGTAAGAATGTCTCACAACATTGGAAATAATCAACCTGGACAGGGTTTTAGAGTTATACATAGAGCAAATGAAGGTTCAGTTATAAGTTCTGAGTGTAGAAATGCAAATTTTACAACAACATATGCTGATCCACGAATAGGACCATTGGTTAATGGTTCTTCATTAAATACAAATTTATTTTCAATACCATCTAAACAAGATGAAACTATATTTTATATTGCTTCAACAAATATGGAATATAATACTAATATTCCTCCACTAAATTATTTATATTATGCACTTATAGATGAACAATGTAAATTTTTAAAATTGGATCATATAGTTACTAGTAATGACTTTTTACAACCTTTCGTAGATTCTGGATATCTTATTCCCTGTGTAAAATCAACCACATTTATTCCAAACTATCCTACATCATCTTTACCATATATTCCATATGGTATGCTTTTAGTTGGTTATCACGCACATGGATATAATAAAATAATAAATCCACAAACTGCTTCTGGTATTCCAAGCAATACAATACAATCGTATTATAAATTATTATCTAAATTATCAATGAATTTTTCAAATAGATTTTTTAATCTTAGTAATTTAGCTAATGAATATTTAAATTATTCGGTAGGATTAAATGATCCAGGTCATCCATGGATTGTTGATTTAGTAGACCCACAATATAATTATAAATATGAACAATTTAATCAAAATCTATCTTTAGATTGTAAAAAATATAAAACTAGAGATGATGCCATTATATTTGATTCTGGTGCTATAAAGATAAAATCAACAGCAACAATTGAAAATGGAAATAGATATTATCATGAATTTTTGATTGATAACATTCCACGTGATTTTGATAATAATAATTTAATTTTCATTCCAGATACTTCAAGCGATATAAATCTACATCAATTTTCATATGCAATAAATCGATCGCAATATATTTATAAAAATTCAAATGCTATTGCTGATCCATTTTATGAGAATAAAAGAACGTATCCTAAAGGCAATTTAGTTATTCCTGAATTTTTAAATCAAGATGGAAGTATTGATGTAATTTGTTGCATCACAATTCCAAATATAAGATCATACATGCCATCATTTGATGATATTCAAAATGATACTACACATAACGATCCTTATGATGATGGTTATTATCTTAAATCATTTGCAGATACACTTAGATTGGTAATTTTTACTGATATAATTTCACCAGATAATACTGTAAATCAAAAATCAGATGGAAATATTACAGATATAACATTATCAACGAATTGTTTTGGACAAGGATGTAATTTTGAACCATCTGGTGGAGTATTATCTTGTCATGTTTGTGATGGTGACTTTTTTACTGGTGATCGTTGTCCTTCATATAATTTTATGGTATGCAATAAATTGAGAGCTGGATTTGGTGAGCAATGTGGTAATGAAGATCCATCAATAGAATGTTACCCAGATTGCCCTGATACTGGAAGTAATTCTTGTTGTATTCAGGCAGGAAGTCTAAATTGTGATGATTCCTATTTTTATGCAAGTGGTACAGTTTCAATAAATGAAAATTTATCATGTAATAAAGTTAATGTTGAGGTAAGTCTTTCATGTGGCTTAATTGATGAACCACCAGTATCTGCTTGTGGTAGTTATTTATATGATGGCTGTGGTTTTCCAAATGCAATCAATGCATTTCAATGTGCCACTGATGTTGGAACTCCTTGTGTGGGAAACACTGTAGTGTGGCCCACTTGTGGTAATCCTGGAATACCATACTTTATAAATAGTCGTAAACAAAGAGTTTGTTTTGCTTTACCAGTAGTCATTGATGATCCATATGATATAGGTGAAAATTGTAGTTTATGGTCTGAATTAATAAGAACATTATATGCTGCATGTTTTGCCAATGGTGGTAGTGGTTGTAATGATTGTCTTGGAAGTATACCTGAATTTTCATGTACATCTTCAGGATTTGCTGGAGATCTCAGATTAATTAATAAGAAAATATATGTAAATCAAACAGATTCTATCTGTGTTCCAATGGATCCTTCTAATTTAAATATTCTAAATACTTTTGAGGATTGTGATACATGAGTACGCAATTTAGATCTAGAGTTAAATCTGTCGTAAATTTTGGATCAGATTTAAAGGCTATTGGTACTTGTTGTTTTACAAATGGTACTAGTGAAGAATTGTCATTTTACGAATGTTTTATAAAAAATGGCACATTTATTGCTGGTACAAATGCAGAATGCCCAAATCAAGGTGAATTAGTAAGTTGTTATGCTTGCTCTTATCTTACACCTTCACAAAAAATAGCAGTAATTAATGATTCTTCTATTTTAACAAACAATAATACTATAGGTGTAAAGCAAGTAACTTTATGTGAATGTACACGAATAGGTGGTAATATTTCAGCTCAGGATCCAAATAATCCTGGAAGAGATATAAGAATTCCAAAAGCATGTTGTTATATGGATTATGATGGTGCTGGTTTTCCTATAGGAATAACATGCGAAAATGTATGTTCAGAAAAAGAATGCTCTTTAAAGGGTATAACATTTGAAAATGGACAATTGAAAAATACTCCATTGTTTACATCAAATTCTTTATGTTCTGAGGTTGAATGTGAACCGAATGCAATAACTTCTAATAACTTTGCTAAAATAGCTACTGGAAAAGAATCAAATTCTATTTTTGATATTGGCACTTGTTATACATTAACAAGAAATGATTCAGGTTTTAGTTATTCTTGTGAAATTAACATGCTTCATAATTGCAATGGATATTGGATTTCATCAAGTTATGGTGAAAATAATACAATATTTTGTGGAAATTCTTATGCTCCACAATTACCTATAGTAGAAACTGCTAGAGTTATAGAACCCGAATCCATGTCAGAAGCAGCATTTGATGCTCTAAATATACAAATAGGTGATTCATATAAAGGCGGCATCTACATTGGAAAATATATTCCAAGTTCATCTTTATGTAAAGTTTATGGTTCACTGAATTTACAATCTCCAGAAGAAAAATATTATGATGATTCTACTCCTAGAGATGGAAATCAAACTTGTGCTTTGATTGTAGATATTAATAATATAAATACAAATCTTTTAACAACTGAAGAGATATCTTCATCAGTCCCCCAAACATCTTTATCAGATGGCTTCTATAATACATATGGTAATAAGACAGACTTTTTTGGTTTAGATTTTGTAACTGTGAATACAATCAAAGGCAGAATACGTACTGGATTTGCTGATTACTATATTCCAAGTATATTAGAATTGGCATTTTTGGCTAATTCTATTCGAAATAATTCATCATTGCTTGATAAATTAGACATTACAAATTCATTATCATCATCTTCTATATTTTTTGAAGATATTACTTCAAGTAAAACAAATAAATTTAATTTCAGTAATATAATTTTTAGTTATGGTCAGATAATAAATAGTAATGCATTTGAATTTGGACAAATGCTATTAGTTCCTGGAACTAATAAATCAGATATAAGATTGTTCAGAAAGGTGATATTAACATGAGTTGCAATTGTGGAAAAAACAAAGATAATGAAAAATTCAGAACAGAAGAAATAAAAAAAGAAAATACAGTATCAGAAAAAATATCAATGGTGCAAAATTTTGCATCTGCTATTGCTTCTAGAGGTATTTCAAATGAAAAAGTTTCTAAAGCAGTAAAACAATTAAGAGTTTTATCTTGTTTTGGTAATATGAGAGAGGGTGGAGAACTTCCTCCATGCGAACATTTAAAACCAAGCACAACAACAGGTAAATTCTTTTGTGGAGGTTGTGGTTGTGGTGACAGAAAAGGAACTTGGCTTGTTTCTAATGGTGAAGAATATTCTAAGTTAGATTATCCAAAATTATCATGTCCTTTACAAATGCCAGGTTTTTCTAATTATAAAAAATCAGATCCATCCGAAGCAGAAGAACCAGTTACAAGAAGATATTATATTGAAAAGAATATCACATATAAGGATCTGGAAAAAATAGCTGTAAATGTTCCAGATAAAAAATAAATAATATCTCCATATAAATAAAATAGGAGATTTTATGGCAGCACCTAATTCAAGAGATTCAATTATTGATTATGCATTAAGAACTCTTGGTAGTCCAGTAATAGAAATAAATGTGGATAGAGAACAATGTGAAGATCGTCTAGACGAAGCTTTACAATTCTTTACTGAACGTCATTTTGATGGTGTTGACAAAGTATTTTTTAAATATCAAGTAACACAAACGGATAAAACCAACAAATATATTGATATTAATAATATCGGCGGTTGGAATGGAAATGCAAATGCAAGACCAAACGGTTCTGATATTATCTCTGTTGTAAAATTATTTCAATTTGGTAATTTTGCTAATATTGATATGTTTGATTTAAAATATCAATTAGCTCTTGTTGACTATTTCGGAATCAATAGAGGAATGAATGGTGGTGGATCTATGGGTCTTGCCTCATATCATTCAACAAAACAATATATTAAATTAATTGAGGATTTCTTTCAAGGTGAAAAGGCAATTAGATTCAGTAAAGTCACGAATAGAATTCATATTGATGGATCTTTGTCCGATATTATTGTCGGTGACTATATTGTTTTTGAAACATATGCAGCACTTGATCCAGAAGAATACACAAAAATATTTAATGATAGACTTTTGAAAAAATATTTAACAGCCTTAATTAAACGTCAATGGGGGGCGAATATGGCCAAATATGATGGTGTTCAGCTACCTGGTGGTATAGTAATGAAAGGCGGTCAGATCTACGCTGAGGCAGTAAGCGAGATCGCTGCGATTGAAATTGAGTTTATTACTTCACACGAATTGCCAGTAAATTTCTTTGTAGGTTAATATGGCAACAAATCCATTTTTCAAATATTCAAATCTAGATCAAAAGTTAATAGATGATCTCACTATAGAAACTATTAAAGTTACTGGTATTGATATTCTTTATATACCAAGAGAATATTTTAAATTGGATAATATTTTGGGTGAAGATATTCAATCCAAATTTACAAAAGCATATCAATTGGAATGTTATGTTCAAACTGTATTATCATTCGATGGTCAAGCAGATGTAATTAGTAAATTCGGCGTTATGATCACCGATAGAATGACTATTCAAGTATCCAAGACACGATTCAAACAAGAAATATATTCTAAAGATTCACTGATTGTAAGACCGAGAGAAGGTGATTTAATATATTTTCCTTTATCTGGTACTATATTTGAAATTAATAAACTAGAGGACGAGATTCCATTCTATCAGTTAGGTGCATTGACAACATATACTCTAACACTAGAAGCCTTTGTATATTCACACGAAGAGTTTAATACTGGCATTGATATTCTTGATAATGCCACGAAGGATAGAAAGTCGTATGTTTCAAGAATTCTTCTCAAAGGTATACAAGGTGGAAATTATTTACCTGGGGAATATGTGAATCATTCTGGATATACCGCAACTGTACAGCAATTTACCAAAGGTTTCAGCTATTCATATATGTACGTATTTGATGAAGTTGGTACATATGTAAATGGTATCACACTTTCTGGTGCATTGTCTGGTGCTGGATATACAGGATTCAATAGATCCGTAACTACAACTATTATACCTACTGATCCTGTTAAGGATCGTAGTGATGGTGATAATGTTGATTTTGACAATGAAAGAGCTAAAAAGGATTTATTTGATTTCACAGAAACTGATCCATTCAGTGAAGGGAAATATTAATGTTTGGAGAAAATGTATCATTTTATAATGAAACTATTCGTAAAAATATAGTTGCATTTGGAACTTTATTTAATCAAATAACTATATTACGAAAAGATAGCAATGATAATATTACAAATAGGATAAAAGTTCCTATTTTATATGGTCCTAAAGAAAAGTTTATTTATAGATTAACAACAGAAACTGGTGTTACGGATAATACACATATTCAATCGACATTTCCAAAAATGGGATTTGAAATAATTAATATTCTTTATGATCCAACAAGAAAATTGAATAGAATTTATAAGAAAAAGAGTTCTGTTTCTGGATATAACGAAAGTACATTTACTGAAATACCATATAATATTAATTTAAATTTATACTCTTTCACTAGAAATTTAGAAGATAATTTACAAATTATAGAACAAATCGTTCCGTTCTTTGCGCCAGATTTTACCGTAACGATAAATTATAATTCATTAAATGAAAAAGTTGATGTTCCGATTGTATTAAATGATGTTAGTACATCTGAAGACTACGAAGGTGATTTTAGTACAAGAAGAAGTGTTACAAGTGTTTTTAATTTTACTATGAAATCTTATGTTTATGGAAACATTAAGAGAGATATTGGAGGAATCATAGAAAATGCACGTGTAAATATTTACAATGGAATGACTATGCAATCAGCTCCTTCAAATCTTGTTTCAAGCCCAGGATATACTGGAAATGCAGAAACAGGAAGTATTACTTATTATGATGGTGTTTAATTATGTCAAAAGATCCATTTGAAAATATATCAAAAGCTTTAGAAACTACATTTGAAAAAAATCCTGAAAAGAAAGATATTCAAATTGTAAAAGAAATCAAGAGATCTAAAGAAGAAGTTCTTGAGGCTGATTTTAATTCAGCAAGAACTAATATGAAAGAACTTATTAATAATGGCATGGATGCGTTAGATGGAATTATGAAAGTTGCCTCTGCAAGTGATTCTCCAAGAGCGTATGAAGTTGCAGCATTATTATTAAAAACATTATCTGATATGAATAAAGATCTAATGGTTGTTCATGAAAAATCAGAAAATATTCAAAAAGAAAAAGTTACAAATATTACTAATAATTCAATATATGTCGGATCTACAACAGATTTACAGAATCTGATTAATAAATCACGATCTCAAGCTAAGGAATTACCTGATGTCTAGTCAATATCAGAAAAAACCTGGTTATCTTGGAAATGCCAATCTAAAACCCATTGGTGTTAAGATTGACTTTACAAAAGAGCAAGTAGAAGAATATGTGAAATGTGCTGGTGATCCTGTATATTTTGCTAGAAAATATGTCAAAGTAGTTACATTAGATAAAGGTATAACAGACTTTGATCTATATGATTACCAAGAAAGACTTATTCGTACTTTAGAAAAAAATAGATTCGTTATTGGTAAACTTGCTCGGCAGGCTGGAAAAACAACTACCGTTGGTTGTTGTTATCTTTTACATAAAGTTTTATTTAATCAAAATATGAATGTCTGTATTCTTGCAAATAAATTGAATACAGCTAGAGATATTCTTGCAAGAATTCGTGAAGCATATGAATATTTACCAAACTGGCTTCAACAAGGTATTGTTGAGTGGAATAAAGGATCTATTGTTTTAGAGAATGGTTCTAAAATATTAGCAGCAGCAACGTCATCATCTGCTGTTCGTGGTGGAAGTTACAATATAATTTTTTTGGATGAATTTGCGTTCGTTCCAACTACAGTAGCCGAAGAATTCTTTTCATCTGTGTATCCAACAATTACTGCTGGTCAAAGTACTCAAATGATTATCATTTCAACGCCTAAAGGGTTGAATATGTATTATCAGCTATGGAAAGCTGCTATATCAAAACAAAATGAATATGTTCCATTTGAAGTTAATTGGAAAGAGATTCCACAATATCCAGGCGGTCCACTACGTGATGATGCATGGAAAGAACAGCAAATCAAAAATACTTCTGAAAGGCAATTTGATGCGGAATTTAATTGCTCATTCATAGGTTCTGCTAATACTCTTATAGATGCTAATAAATTAAATCAATTAAGTTATGGTAAACCAAGACATAGAAATGGTGAAGGTTTATTGGTTTATGAAGATCCAATAAAAGGGACGGATGAAAAAGAAAATCCAGATCATCAGTATTTCATAACCGTGGATGTGGCTAGAGGGCAAGGAAAAGATAACAGTGCATTCGTAGTAGTTGATATTACTACAATGCCTTATAGAGTCGTAGCTAGATTTAAAAGCAATGTAGTATCTCCATTACTTCTTCCATCTTATATACGTG